AATGAGGTAGTTACTCGCTTACTATAAGGAACTTCCTGCCTTTAAGTATGTAAAGAAAACTCATTTGATTGACCCTGCCAGTCGGGGTACCCCTATTTAGGGGAGGAGAGTTGAGACTCCAAAGAAGAGAAGCTCTGTGTATACTTTCATGATGCGGAAAGGATATATATTTAAATAAATTTGCATTACTAATGATAATTATATTTCTTTTATAAATAACTATATTATTAATTTTATTAAATTTGAGAAGATTCCAGAATATGAGTATGAATCTCAATCTGACACTATCCGTTCAACTCCTATGGAAGGAAATGATAAGGTTAAAAGTCAGATTGTTTCTTTTGCTGATGATGATGCTGGATGGGCTGTTGATATTGGCAGTTCCACAGATAGCACCATGAATTTGGCAGACAATATGAATTCTGACTCTTTAGGAAATTTTCTTAAACGTCCAATCACTGTTGCACCTCTTAATTGGGTTGTAGGAGCACCATTTTTATATGAATTTAATCCTTGGGACTTGTTTTGTTCAGATCCCTTCGTCAAGGAAAAACTCAATAATTTTGAACTCTTACGCTGCAATTTGTGTGTTAAGATGACTATTAATGGAACACCTTTCCATTATGGTCGTTTGTTGGCATCGTATAATCCGTTAAATGGTTATGATCAAGTAACTGTTGTTAGAAATTTTATTGATCAGGATTTAATTGGTGCTAGCCAACGACCTCATATCTTTTTGAATCCAACTAAGAGTGAGGGAGGCACATTACATTTACCCTATTTCTTTCGGGAAAATTATATGTCACTCACAGACAAAGATTATCAAGATATGGGAAAGATTACCATCAAGTCATTTGGGGTGTTAAATCACGCAAATGGTGGTAATACGCCAGTAACTATCAGAGCATTTGTTTGGGCTGAGGATGTTGTTCTTACTATGCCTACTACTTTGGTCTCTCAATCTGGGAGAATTAAGAAGTTGGGCAATGATGAGTATGGACAAGGCATTGTTTCTAAGCCTGCGAGTGCTATTGCGAAAGCAGCTGGAGCTCTTAAAAGTGCACCAATTATTGGTCCTTATATGAGAGCTACAGAAATGATAGCCGGTGGTGTGGGAGATATAGCCAAATTATTTGGATATAGTCGACCACCACTTTTACAAAATGAGATTGTTGTCAAACCACAATATGTAGGCAATGCAGCAAATGTAGACGCTCCTGAAAATATTCAAAAATTAACATTAGATTCCAAAGCTGAAGTTACCATTGATCCGAGAGTAACTGGTTTATCAGCGGAGGATGAGATGAATTTATTAAATTTAGTGCAAAAAGAAAGTTACTTGACGACTTTCAATTTTAGTTCAACTAATGCATTAAATGATTTGCTTTGGCAATGTAGGGTTAATCCCTCTTTGCACGGAAAGTTTCAAAATGAAATTCATCCTACATCTATGTCTTTCTTTATGAATTATTTTAGGAGTTGGCAGGGATCCATCAAATTTAGATTTCAAATTATTAAATCTAATTATCATCAATGAAGTTTAATTGTGCTTTATGATCCTAATTCTTTTGGAAGTGTAGTCGTAAATTATAATGTCAATTATAGTCGTGTTGTTGATATATCCGAAGAGGATGATTTTGAAGTCATTGTCGGATGGGGACAAAAGGAACCTTTTTTGAGTGTTCCTTCTATGGACGTATCCAATGATTGGTTTGGTAGTTCCTTGCCGCGTCTTTCCACAGATTCAAATAGAGAACATAATGGTGTTTTGGAAATTAATGTAGTGAATGAACTCGTTTCACCACTTCAAAATCAAAGCATTTCTGTTAATGTTTTCGTATCAATGTGTGAAGATGCTAAATTTGCTGATCCTGTCCAACAGAGGTTGAATGCGTACCATTTGTGGCCTCTTCCTGAAGTTCTTGGATCTCAATCAGGAGTTAGTACGGATATGGCTACTGAAGAATGTTGTAGTGATAAGCCTGGAGAATCTAAAGAGACAACTGTGCTTACAAAACCAATGCCTGAAGCTGACCAGATGATGAACGTGTTTTATGGAGAAGTTCCAACAACGCTGCGAGAACTCTGCAAGCGTTACGTTCTTACTAGGTCTTACTTATTTACTAACGTCGATTTACCTGATGCGGCTCAACAAATAACCCTTTTGAATAAAGATTTACCTTATCATACAGGTTATGACCCACAGGGCCTTGATGTTTCCTCTATTGCAGGCAATGTTACTTTGTCTTATCAAAGTCCGTTGGCTTATTTTATGCCAGCCTTCGCAGGTTATAGAGGTGCCATTAGGCATAAATATGTTTTTCTCAATGGTATTCGTTTTGAAGGAAGTGTTGGTACTGTAGCTAGGAGACATTATATTGGTTCTGGTAATGGAACAACTAGTGCAATTACTAGATCGTATAATGATGCTAAGGAAATTGCATTCTTGGGTAGTGCGAGTACTAATGCAGGGGTTTCTGTCCAGTATTTGACATCAAATAACACTATTCAAGCTGAGTTGCCTTTTTATAATCAGGGTAGGATTGGTTATTCTCGTCTTATTCGGGCACAAGATTTGAATTGTAATTCCCATGAAGTCACTTTTATAAGTAACTTTCAAACGGTATCCAAAGACGCGGTGGCTCAAGATTTTGTGGCAGCTGGTGAGGACTTTTCTTTATATTTTTATACCGGTGCGCCTATCTTATATAGATATGCATTAACACC